AAGATTTGATGATGGAATTCGCGCAACTTGAAGGCGCGTCAATGGGCTTAAATAACGATCAGGCAGGAAGCACTACAACCAGCACAGGCGGCATTTATGGTCTGCGCGGTCTGAATAGTTATCCCGGCGCTGCTGGTGCTGTGTCGGCTTTTGGTACTAGCGGCACTGCCATTACTAACGGTCGCCATACAATTGCAACTATAGGCCATGCCGCTGGCGCACTTGAACATGAAACATTAGTTGATATTGCAAATGCTTTGCCGGGGCAATATTGGTCATCGCCAACGACCGCATGGATGATGCATCCATCGGCAATTGTTGCGCTGAGAAATTATATTCATGGCGGCGCAAGCCAAGCAAGTTATGCGTTTGTTGAAACTGGTGGAAATGACGCAGGTTCATTGCTTCATGTATTTGGTTGGCCGGTAATCCCGAATCCATACCTTGATCCAATTGGAACTACAGGTGCAAAATCCGTTTATCTTGCGGACTGGTCAAAATTCTTGACGATTGCAGACGTTGAAGAAATGACGGTGCAAGCGATGGAACAGAGTGCGCCCGGCTTTGTGACAATGTTTGCTGAAAAGCGCATGGTATCTACCGTGCGTGATCCGTTTGCCGGTGTTCGTTCGATTCAGACTTAATATGCCAGTACAAGAGACAGGTCTAGGATTCGTTCAACTTGCGCCAACGCGCAACCCGTTCAATTACGATTGGTTTGAACAGACTAATCGTAATGTATCAACGGGATGGTTGACGTTATCCGAAATTCGGGAACAGTTAAATTTGTATTCTGATACAAGTCAGGATACATATTTGACTTCGCTTGAACTAGCAATCCGCATGGCCATCGAAGATTATCTTGGTGCGCCAATTGTGTCAGTGCAATACAAATCGTATTACGGTGCATCGGCTTTGTACGGTTCGCCATTGTCGCTAGATTTGCCTGAAACATCACAAGGTGGCGTGACAATTAACAGCGTTCAGTATTACAACGATGCAACGCCAACGGTGCTGACAACGGTTTCTGCAAGTGCATATTATTACGATCCAACCGGGCGCAAAGTTATCTGCACAGATTTGCCTAGTGACATTAATCCGCAAATGACTTCCCCTGTGATTGTGACGTATACGCTTGCGGCTTCGCCATTTGCAACATACCCAGTTGTTAAGCAAGCTGGATTGCTTTGGTTTACTCATTTGTATAACAATCGCAGCGAAGTTACATCAACAGATATGAAGCGTATACCGCTTGGTGTTGATACACTGCTGCGCCCATATAAACCACTTGTAATGTGAGCAATTAAATGGGCATTGCAAGATATGAAGAAACGCAAGTTTATACTTTGGGGTTTACCACTTCGGCATATGGCGATACGGTAACAACAAAGACGCTGAAATTTGAAAGCAAAGCAGAAATTAAAGAAGTAAAAAATGATTTAAGGATTACCGATAAATATCGAGTTTATACTGGTCTGATTAATTTTGTATTTAATTTCACACCATATACTAGAGATATGTACGATAATCAAAACTTGTATTCTATTATTTGGCGCGGCAATGATTGGCGTATTGATAGCGCAATAGAATCAAACGATAGAATGAAAGTGACGTTTCTTTGTTATCGCAATGATCCATCAACACAGGTTTAATAATGGCTGGTCAAAACAATGTCAGTAATTACGCACTAGCAATACAAGCGCAACTTACTTCGACAGTTTCGCCGGTTCCTGTGTATGCATCATTCAACAGAAACTTTGCAACACAGCAGAAATTTGTAACATGGAATTTGCGGAATGTGCATCAACCAGTTTATACAGGCACAACGCAATCGGTCAAAGGAATAGATAGACCAATATTCCAGACCAATATATATGCTGGCACATTGCAAGATGCGTTCAGCATAGCAAATACGATAATACAGGCATTGCATGGATACAGTGGGCAGTTTGGTGGGGTGACTGGATTTTATGTAAGCAAAATTGATATTGATTTTTTATACAACACATATGAAAACGATATCAACTTACATTCCATTTATCTTGATTGCACAATGGATATTCCGACATAAAATAACTTTTAACTTTTTTTGAGGAATTAAAAATGGCACTTCCAAATAAAGTATTGCCGGGTTTTTCGGCTTCACTATATTGCCAACCAACGGCAACGCCAACACCATTGACTGTCACGCAATTGTCTACTCTTGCAAACGTGGCAGCTATTGCTGTTTCTGGCAACCTGCTGCCTGTTGAGGCAATTCCTGCTTTTGGGCAAGATGATGCAGTTGCAAACTTTTCGGTTGCTGGCGCAAGGCAATCGGACAAAATTCCAGTGCAGTCTGCTCCGACTTCGCTATCAATTACTGCCGCATGGAATCCAGCGGATACTAACCTGCTGCTAATGCGCGATGATGCATACAGTGGGGTTATTGATCGCACGTTTGTAATCGCTGCGGTTGAAGGATCAAACATTGTTTATTACGCTTTTAACGGTCGCGTAAGTCAATTTGATATTGATGCTGCGCCCGGTGCTGAAGCTAAATGTATGTTTACGATTCATCCTCGCGGCGGTCAATACGGCTGGTCTAACAACGTCTAATTAGGAAAACATCATGGCTATTCCAAACAAAGTTCTACCCGGCTTTAGCGCGTCACTGTGGATGCAATCGGCTGCAACGCCAACGCCACTGACAACAGCTAACCTGTCGGTATGGTCTGCACAAGTTGCAACCATTGTTGGCACATCTGCAAACGGCACTGGCTCGGCTGGTGTTGCCGTACCTGTGGAAGCGGTTCCAGCATTTGGTCAAGATGACGCTGTGGCAAACTTTTCGGTTGCCGGTGCGCGTCAATCCGACAAAATTCCGGTGCAATCTGCGCCGACTTCCTTGTCAATTACGGCGGCATGGAACCCATCCGATGCGGCATTGCTTCAGATTCGCGCAGACGCATATAGCGGCGTAGTGGATCGCACGTTTGTAATTGCTGCGGTTGAAGGTACAAATACTGTTGCTTACGCTTTTAACGGTCGGGTATCTCAATTCCAAATTGATGCCCAACCCGGCGCAGAGGCTAAGTGCGTATTTACTGTGCATCCTCGCGGTGGTCAGTACGGTTGGTCTAACAACTAAAACAATCGCCCCTTCGGGGGCTTTTTTACATGAGAAAACATGACAACACAAATCAACAACAACAGCGATTTGCTTGGGTATTTGCTTGAGCAATCGCTGATCGCCCCTAAAAGCTGGTTTGGCTTTTCACAACAAAAGCTGACAGGCATTTCGCTTGTCCATGCTATTGCTGCAAATCACGCTGACAAAATGACTCCACAAGAAATTGTTCAATATGTCAATGATTTGAACAACGAAATATACAACGGCATTATTAATAAAAAAGGATAATATATGAAACTCTCTGAAATTCTAAAAGTTAATCAGCAAGTATTGAGAACTCGCGCATTTGTTTTGGGCGGTCAAAATTTTAAAGTGCGTGTTCCGCTGGCATCAGAAATGGAAGTTATAAATAAGCGCATTTCTGAAACTGATGTGACAAAAAAAACCGAAGAATTAATGAATCCATTGCTAGAAAAAAAAGATACACTAGAAAGTGATTCAATTATTTATTTGGATGATGATGTTTTGGTGGATGGAAAATCCGTAAAAGATTTGGCAAAAATGACTGCTCAAACTGAGCAACGAATTCTTGAAATGGTGAAATTGCTTGTGCCTGAAATGGAAGGCGCAAACATGGAAGAATTAACTTATGAAGAAATTAATAGTGAATTTCCTTTTGCTGTGCAATTGGAATTAATGAAAAAAATTTCGGAAGTTATTTCGCCCGGCTATGAGGAAACGCGAAAAAACTAACCGGCTCATTGCGTCTACAAACTAGGACATATGTCCTAGCACATGGTGGTGATCCAGATGCAATGAGCGAAGATGATTTTAGTGCTGTAATGATTGCATTAAATGATGGGTTTATAGGCAACAAAGTTATTTTAAACACATTGGGTTTGCTTACAACTGGGGTGTTTAATTACATTCGCAGCGGCAATGCCAAAGCATATACGTTAAGTGAAATTCTTGGTTTATCTTATGATTACATTTATAGGCCAATGACAGATGAGCAAAAAGCACATGAAGCAAATCAACGGTTATTAACATTTATGCAGATGGCTCCCGGCGCGGAAGGTAAATTTAATGTCTGAAATAAAAACAGAAGGATTTCAAGATTTTGAAAAATTGCTTGTTCAAATGGGCGAAGATTTTGGGTATCGAGAAACAACTAGAAACGTATTAACCAAATCGGCAAAAACTGCAATGGAAGCAACCTTGTTGCCAGCCAAATCAATGGCAAGATCAAACACTGGAAAGATGCGAGAAAGCATTAGGGTTGATGCAAGAATCCCAAACGAAGGGGATAAGAAAAGCGCATATTATAGGCAAGGCGATGCAGTAGTTGCAGTTTTATCTGCAAAACAAAGTTCTGTTTCATTAAGCGAAGAATTTGGAACGGCGGATAAAGCATGGCATCCATTTTTACGCCCGGCCTTAGAAAATAATCAGGAAGTTGTTTTAAGACGGTTATCATCTGCATTGGCATATACATTAAATGCTTATAGATCGAGAAAGATGAAGGGCAAATAATATGAGTATCATTGCGCGGCTTGGCGTTTGGTTGGGTCTTAATACAACCGAATTTGTAAAAGGCTTGGATGAAGCCACAAAGAAAACTCGCGAGTTTGAAAGAAATAATAAAAAGGCTTTAAAAGAAGCAGAACAAGCAATGAAGGCGCTTATGGCAACGGCGGCAACTGGAATGGCTGCCGCTGCCGCTGCTGCATTAGCGGTTGGCAATGCCTTTAAATATGCCGATGAAATTGAAGATACTGCCGCTGCTTATGATGTAACAACAGAAGCATTAATTTCATTGCAAGCTGCAATGCAAGGTGCTGGCGGCGAAGCAAATAATATTGGCACAGCATTACAAAAGTTGGCAACTTCACAGCAATCCGCAATTGATGGCAGTGATGAAATGCGAAAAGCATTTTCTGAATTAAAAATTAGCGGAAAGGATGTTGAAAGTCTTAACCTTGAAGATTTATTTAAAAGAGTAGCGCAAGAACTTGCACAAGTAGAAGATGCTGGCAAAAGAGCCGCATTGCAACAGGAAATTCTTGGCAAGGCAATGAAGGGTGTTGATGTTAGGCAATTTGTAGATAAATACAAAGAAGTTGGCAATCCTGAATTGGCTGCTGCAATAAAAGAAAACGCCAAAGCATGGGAAGCCATCGAAGTAGCAATGAAAAATATTGCATATGCTGCTCAGATGGCGGTTGCGCCATTGGCAAAAATTATTAATTCTTATGACCAGATCATAAAAAAAATCAAGCAAATTTCTGAATTTAGTCTTGGCTTGGCTAGTGTCACAGAATTTGGTGTGACTAATTACAATTTGCCTGATGTTGAAGAAAAAGATACTGACAAACCTGTGCCAATTATTGCGCCAAATGCACAGCAAGGTAAATATTCTAAACCATCATCAAAAGATACATCGGCTGCAAATAAAAAAGCAGAAGAAGCAAAACGAAGAGCCGAAGCAAGAGCGCAATTAGAAGAAGAAATTAAACTTATTAATCGCAAGGCAGACCTTGCGGCATTAATGTTTAACGTAGATTCTAAACGCATTACGCTGGGCGATAAGGCTGTGGCGCAAGAAAAATTGCAATTAGATTTGGCAAATGATATAGCGGAAATTCGTACTAATGCGGCAAAAGAAAGAATAAAAGAAAACGCACAAGTTGATCTAATTAATAAAAAAGAAGCAGCAAGCATTGATGCAAGAGTAAAGCAATATCAATATGCAGATGCTTTACGGCAAAAAAGTATGCAACGTGAGTTTGAACTTACGATGCAGACACTAGATATTGAAGAACAAAAAACAAAAGAAATTGCGGAACTAGATTTTAGTTCGCAAATGAATTTGTTAGAGTTGGAAAAACAAAGATTTGAAATTGGTGAAAACGGATATGAAAAAATAAAATTATTTCTTGATGAACAAGATAAATTAGAAAAACTAAGTCTAAGTTATAAACAAAATTTAGAAGCAATAAATACAGAATTTGATCGGTCTGCAAAAAGTGCAGAAGATTTGGCTATTAAGCAAAAGAAAACAAATGCTGAAAATCTTGCTTATTTACAAGCAAAAGAAAGGATTGAAAAACAAGCAGAAATTGCTCAAGAAATATTGGCTATAAAACAACAGCGAGATCATGATATTGC